GCCCCTCGCCAAAGTCTGAGTACCAGTATTGCCAGTTCCATCGAAAGCTAAGATTTCCGAGCGAGGCCCCGTTCGCTACCAAATCGTCAATCTGCTTTCCGACCCACACTTGCTCCGCGCAGTGCATCGTGCCGATGTCAACTTCCGGTCGCTTCCAAATGTCACTGGCCGACCGACGACACAAGACCACGCCCGAGTTGACCGAATGCTCCGTGTGCTCAATCTTGACTTTTGAACGCGACTCGACCGACTTTCGCTCTTTGATCATCCATTCTCGGTGTCGGCGATTAAACTTGCTGGATTCGTCGCAAATGCCGATCGATTCGAGGTGCTCGTCGAAAATCGACGGCGATTGCTCTCGCACCACGCAATCTGCATCCAGGAATAGCGTTTCGTCATACTGGCTTGCAAAATGTCCCGTCCGAAACTTTTCGAGCCCCCACCAATCTTCGGTGTCGTTGTCGAGACCGATAAAGTCGGCTCCGCACCGATCGGCGTAAGCCTGCATGAGCGGCCACGTCTCCTTGGCTATCTCTATCATCTCGAGACCCACGGCTACAGAAACAATGCAACGAGTCTTGCTTGTGCATGGCCTGCGGTTGCGCCAAAGCACGTAGGCTCGCTCCATTGGAACGGCAGGCTTTGGGGTGCTCAAGCCTGCATTCACTGCGTTGTGGAACTCCACGGTCCACTCGAACCATTCTTCGGGCGATCCGTACCTCGGCGGTAGTCGGCTCAAAATCGCACCAACCTTCTTGCGGCACTCGCAGCCGGCTGGCATGTACTTCTTCCACTTCTCAAAAGCTTCGGGAGTCCCAAGCTCAATGCGGTGCAGCTTCGACCACGCTCTCCGCCCTTCGATGGCTTTTCTCGCCTCGCGATCGACGATCGAGTTTCCACTGGTCGGTTTGACCGTCACGGTCGTCAGCCAGCCACGCTTGCCAAGCACCGCACCGCACGTACACACGTATGGGCGAATATCATTCGAGCAAGCCTTATCGCAATGCGGACAGCTACACACCACTGCAATCCCTTCGTGAGCAACAGTCATCGGAACTTACCGTAACGTAGTAACCACACGCACCAGTCCCGAAAATAGTGTCGCGACAAAGGCAAGCAAAATCTAGTTCGGTTATGACGTATGGGCCGAAAAGGAAGCACGACTCCCCCGTCTCGCTTGCGCATCTGTAGTCGATCGGGTTGCGAGTGCTGGTGCCTTCACCTGTCTGAGTGCAACCGCCCATGTTTGCCAGGACATACTTGTTGATTCCCGGCTCGGCAGCGCAAGCAAACTCGACGATAAACTGACCGCAGCACTGCTGCTCATCATGCTTCCACGCGTTGTCGACTCGATCGTATTCGATCTGGAAGCAACAAGGCTCAAGGTTTATTAGGCGAGCGCAGTCCTCTGGGTCTGGCCAAATGCAGACGTTCAGCACTGCGGGCAGTTCGATTTGGTTATCGGTTCCTTCTGCGGTGTTGTCGTCACAAAGGCACAATCCGCATCGCGGACAATTGAGGTCCCTGGTTTCAGGTGGATTGCTGTTGTAGTGCCGATAGAACTCAAAGTTGTCGGCGAGCATGTCTTGTTCGCTCATCCCGAACCCGCTGTACCATCCGTTTACAAACAGCCCTGGAGATTCCATCGACACGGAACCAAGTATGGAATTGTCGACCCCGGCGCAAAAGCTGTCCTCGTCGATAGTCGCCCAGAAACGCCTTGAGTCACCCGTTTCGGAAAACACTTGGAGCTGCTTCAAAATCGATTCGCTGCCCCCGCTGCCAACCCCAAGCCGAATCCAGCTCCGATCGGCGGGATCCGAAGACCCTCCAGCAGCTCCACCAAGCCTCTCGTACTCGGCGAAGTAGTAGGATGTCGCCTCGCATTCCTCCGGGTCGCCCGAGACCGTCCTGGAGACGTTCAAATAGAGTCGCCACTTCTGTCCATCAGAGTACTCCGAACCAGCTCGGTTCTCTTCCTCTTGCGTGATCAGAGAGACGTACATGGAGCCAACTTCGTTAGGGTGCTTCACGTTGCAGATCGCTTTCGCGTCTGGGACTTCGCACCTGGCTCTCCACGTTGGGGTATCCACGATGTAGTAGTCCCCAGGGGTATCGCACCATCCCTGGCCCGAGAACGGTGCTGAGACTCTATTACCCAACGGAGTTCCGGTCTCTCCTCTCGTGAAGTCGTCGGAAAAAATAAGGCATTCGATGCAGCAACAAGTACCGATCCTGGCCACTAGCACACCTCCACAACGCACCAACGGTCATCCATGGGAAATAGTATCACCCGCTTGTTCGTTGCGATCGCAGGCCCACGGTTGTAGACAAACTGCACCTTGCTCGATGTCGTCCACATACCGCCCGATACCGGATCGTCAACAAATACTTCGCCGGTGGAATCCGCCGCGATAGTGTTGAATGTCTTGCCCCACAATGGCGTTGGAGCTGGCGGTTCGGTGCGGTCTGGCCAAGGCATAGGCGGCGAATACTGCTTTACCCGCGTGCAATGCCCTTGTGCGTTGTCGCCAACGTACCAAGTGACTCGTGTTATCCCTGGACCTGGCACTACGTCCAAAAGACCGTAGAAGGTGTCGTCGTAATCGTTCCGTTCGGCCTGGTGCCATGCATTCACAACGGTCTGAATGGCGGTCAGTCGGGCAGAGAGAACACCCGCGTTTTTGTCAGATAGTTCGTGATCGAGAAGGATGATTTCTTTTGCGTCGCCTCCACCTCCGATCGCGGTCGAACTGGATTTTGGGTGATAGGGATAATACTTCGTTGGCCATACCGTAACCTTGCCGTGAAGCACTGGGTTTCCTTCTATCGTCCCGATAAGCTTTTCAGTTCGCGCCGCTGTGATCTTAGGTGGGACCGTCACGTTGCCTACGTCTACATAGTTCGCTGTACCGTCCCGGCTAATCGTCAGGGCGTAGCCAAGCGATGCAAGGATTCCATCGAGAGCCGCAGCGGTCGATCCTGTGCTTTTCAGGTTTCTTGGAATGCCGGATCCACCCGCTGGAAGTGATGGCGCTGTAATTGGTCCGAGCAGCTCCGTCACGATGTTCTGATACGTGTACGGAACGCCGCTATTCAAATGCAGGGGCTCGTAGGTGATTGTTTCGGCAAGGGATGCCGTAAATGTCACGTATCGTACTTCGTTCCAGATCTTCGCCGTTTCCGCTCTGTCGAGTTTGTGACGCACGTCCCGAAGAATGACGAGCGAATAGCCTCGTTGATTCTCTTCCGCGATTTCGACGGGGATGTACTTTTTCCAGGTCATCGAATCGGTTTGTTGCCATACCGTTGAACCGTCATTTTCGCGGGTAAAGATGTTGGCAACGATGTCAACCGAAGACTGCTGCGATACCTTTTTTGCGTCATCCGTTCGTAGGTAGAACTGAGCAAATCCAGAGACGGCCCCTCGCGGCATATCAAGAAACTGCTTTTGGGGGTTGGTCGATGGTTCAGGGCTTTCAACATCAAAGCCTCCAACCTTCCATTTGTAGGCATAAACCTTCGTCATGCTGCCACCCTTCCACGGCTTCCAAATCCTGGCTTCGCAGCAAATGGGATGTCTTGATACCGCCATTCCGGTCGCATCGGCGCGACGCCGGTATCGAGCCACTCGATTGCTTCCTTGACGCCCAACTTAGCCGCCTGGGAGATGGTCAGCATGCGTACGCCGCAACGGCACTGGTAATCCCAAGGGGGCGTGAACATATCCCAGAACGGATCGTCTCGGCGATAGACCGCAGTCCCGTTGAGACCCAGCTTCTCGAGTTCCTTGTGCTGGTGCCTGGTTCTCGCATCATGCTGAGCGAGGTACTGCTGATAGGGGAAGATCCCAGCGACAACCGGATGGCTGGCCAACGTCTCACGTCCATCGCGGAATGCGGCTTGGACGTTGGTGCGATAAATGTTCTCCACTCTGGCCGGGCCGATGGCAGAACGGTTCAGAACGTCGCTGACTCGTTCGCGAAACGTGAGAAGCGACGTGCCGTCGGATAAATCGTTGACAAGCTCATCTCGAACTTTGGAGATCGTGTCCCGAGTGATGTCGCCGGTGATGAAGAACGCTCGCTCCTGCGCGGACCGCGTTGCTGCATCCCAGTCGCTGCGAGTCATGATGTTGCGATCGGCGAGTTTCTCTGCTGCCTTTTCGATCAATGGAAATCGCAGTTTCGGCTCGTCGCCGAACATGTCGAAGAGAGAGAAGCGAGGACGGTCCGGGGGAGACTGCCCAAAACGTCCATCCATGAAGTCGCCGAGTAGCCACTTCGGGAGTTGCTTGGCCAACGAATCCATACCACCCGTCCAGCTCGCCATCTCGGTATCCGTCAGATGGTCGACAATGACAGGGACCGAATCGTTCATCACTTTCCAGATTGCCGAAAGCAAGTTCGATTGCGGTGCGTAGATTGGTCCGGTAGCAGCATCGCCGATCCGTCCGCGAATTTCTGCAAACAAAGCCTCAGCCCCGATGAGGGCCATGCCTGCTATGCGATCGCTTGGTTCGAGGGACGTTAAACTAGCCATCGGTTTCCGGTTTCGTCTTGTCGGGTTCAGATTTTTTGGCCTGAGGGATAGGTTTCGTCTCTGGGAGTTCAACCATTTCGCGATGGCCTTTGGCGACTCGGCTAGCTTCCTCCGGGGTCAGGTACCATTCGCTTTTTTTGGGCTCGGTTGGATCGTTGGCCATTGCTTACTCCGATTAGGTTTAGGTTCCAAAGGATCGAAGAGACAATTTTAACTCGTCCATCATTGCGGACTTAACGGCTTCTTTCTCTTTTTTGGTTTTCGCCAACAGAAGATCTGCCGCGTGCTTTTGGATCACTGCGTTTACTGGGCCCCGAAGATGAACTTCTCGATTGAAATCCTTGACGGATTGCTCTGCCGAATCGGATCGCTTAGCGTTTTCGTCGATCGCCAGTACGTTCCCAGCCTCCGATACCCGATTGGCTCGGCGCTTGTTGGCCACGGCTCGGTAGTCGTCGGCTTCCTGCTGAAGCATGCGGTTTGCAAACGATTCAAGTTCTACCTCCTGATCGAACGTCGATTTTTCATCTTCAAATGCACCGAACAGATCGAAGCCCGTTTGCGTTGCCTTTCCAGCGTTGGCCATCTTGCGTGCAGCCGTCTCGATTTCTCGCGTACTCCAGTCCTTGCCTTCGGTCTCTCGATCAGCAAGTTTCTTGAACAATAGATCCTGAAGTGCTGGATCCTTGAGGTGCTTTGCGACGGCCAACGCGGTCGTTTCATCCAACCTCCCTTCGGTCACCTTCTGGAATGCCTTATCGTTTAGGGCAGTAAGCGTCACCGCATCGGACGCCAGTTTCCCGGACATGCTGATCCCCGCTTCGCGTAGGTGGTCAAGGGTTTGCCCCGAGTCTCGAAGGTACTTTGCGGCGTCGATGGCCGATCCTCGGCCTTCCGCGATGTTCGCTAATGCCCCTCGAGCGCGAGCTTCCTTGGCGTTTGGCGCGTCGATGTATCTCGCATTGATGTGATCGGCATTGAGTCTGCTTGCCAATTCATGGCGATGGTGTCCGTTGATCACGTAGTCCTGCCCGTCGGATGGATCACGCCACACCAATAGCGATCCGGCCAGTTCCGGGTTCCACTTGGAAACTCCCTTGAGTTCTCCAGTAACGCCATCCTCCCCGATGTCTTTCACTTTGTACTGAAATCGCTTTGGGTCGACCTTCAAGGAAGACGTTGGGACCGTGTAGATGTCGCGGTTGTTGACTTGTTTTGGAGTGCCGTTTTCGTGGAACTTACTTGCTTGGCTGTCCGTCTGAGTTACTTTGCCATGCAGCCGATCGGCGATCTTGGCGACCAATTGCGGTTTCGCTCCGCCTGCGCGGATACCATGCTCCTTCTGCATCTCCCGTAGCTGCTTGACAGTCAAGATCGATAGGTGCTCCGTAACCGTCTTCAGTGAGCTAGGCGACCTTTGGCCATTGAGCGCCTCATTGATCTTTTCCTTCGCAGCGGATGCCGCCTCGGGGCTGTTCTTGGCGATGAAACGCCCATTGGGCCCCCTTGGGTGATCGATGGCTGCCCATGCCATTCTCTTGATGCCATAGATCTTGTCGAACATGGCTTCGGCGTCATCGCCGTAGAGCGACGTAAGTATTTCCGCGATCGCTTCTGCCTGTTCATCGCCATTCTCTGACTCGGCTCCAGCAACTCTGGTTTGGTCGTCAATACCCATCCTTATCGGATCGGCCTTACCCAAAGTCACCTCGATATTTTTTCCACTTTGGAGAGCGATGAATGCTCGATCGAGTACGCGACTTTCGCCAAAAATTGGACCGTTAGCGCCCACCAGTGAACTCGCGTCATTCATGTAGGCAATCGTGACATGCGGCTTGTATTCCGGATGCGTGCAAACGGCTGGGATACGCTTTCTAAGTTCAGCGTACATCTTGTGCAGGTCTGGAGAATCGACGCAGACGTGCAGTGGTGCTCCATCCTTACCTGATGGGAATGCATCTAACTGGAAGAATGTCGCCAAAGGAGCCTGCATATTGGACAAGGCATCTAAGACGTTCTGTAACTCCTCATCCTTGAACCCGTAGAGAAGCGTCACGTGCGACTCTTGTTCCCTGTCGCCAGACGCAAGCTGATCATCGGCAATGTTGGCTTGGAACTCGCGAATGCGGCCTGAAAGATCTTCCGTTAGGTGAAACATCAAGCATGCGTACTTGTGGACCTGCCCGGATGAATTCGGTGACTCGTTTTCTTCGATAGCAAGCTCATCGAAATCATCAGAATCGGGAATTACTTCGCCGATGACGTCAAAGAGTGAGAACTTGATCGGATCGGCCTGTCCGTGGCGTTTTTGTCGGTATGCGGTCATAAGCCCCGCAAAGGCTTCGGCCATGGACTCGGCTTCCGCGTTGGTTGGCCATAGGGAAGCTTCGCCAGACTCATCGGAGAGGCTAGAAAGATAGGTGTTTTTTCGGCCCTTGGTTTCCAGTTGCTTCTTTACGTGAACTTCAAAGCTTCGTGCGAAGCACTCAATAGAGCTATTCCAATAATCCCTTTTACCCTCGGATAGCTTTCCATCTCTGATCATCTTCGATACCACGCCCCGTACCCGCCTCATAAAAGGCTTGGCCGCTTCTTGCCAAGAGGCCATGGCTCCTCTGATTTCTGGGTCTGGCAGTTCTTTTACCGTAAACTCATCGTCACCCCGAGTTCGGTAGGCTTCGGCGGTGGCCGCATTGACTCGGAGAGGATAGCCCCGCGTCTTGTGGGTAACTTCGTGGGTATGGGAAACGTCGACGTCGGACATATATTTTCCGCCGTCGCGGCCAATGCCAAAGCCACCGAGCATGTGATCGAAGGCGTGGCCCCATTCGTGGGCGAAGGTTCCAACTCCGCTATTGCGGGTCATGTTGATCACTTGGTTTCCCGGCTCGTAGTGCGCGGCTGCCGTACCGTGTCCACGAGCCCCGACGGCAAGTCCTAGTTTCCCATCAAGTGAAATATCTTTTGGATGGAGCCCTGTGACGTCCGCAAGGTCCGCTATGGCCTCAACCATTCGGGCTGCATGGTGTTTCCGCTCTGAATCCGTGACTGAATTGCCCCACTGAAAGCCCCTCAAACCATATTCGTCTATCAAATGGTCGACTGCTTTGTTTGGGTCCGAAGTTATCGACGAAAGATCCCTCCCGCCCATTCTTTCAGCCTTTTGACCGTACAGGTTCTTAAGCTCAAAATCTTTTCTTTTGGCCCCGGTCTTGCTTTCTTTTCCGAAGGTCGCATTGATGGACTTCCCTTCAATGACATCCTTTGCGTGTTCCGCAGCCTTTTCCAACATGATCCGCTTGGACTCCATTCCTTGCGGAGTGTTATCGTCGTTGAAAGCGTTTGTCCACTCGTCTCCGTACTTGGTTTTTAGCTCACTGGCAAACTCGTTGAGCTTGCCATACGTGGTCGTCTTACTTGCATAGCGGCTGACCTCAAGAGAGTTTGCCAAGCCGATCAAGTTATTAGCGAGGTTGTCAAAGCGATTTGCTTTCCTCCGCTCGTTGACAATCCCCATGACGTGGCTTTGGAGTCTACGAATGGACTTTATCGAGTCTTTATCGTCATGAGTGGAAGCAATCTCTTCGGCCTTAGCCTTGATGCTCTGATATGCTGCCACGTAGTCACTGCGAAGCTCGGGCGTGTTCTTCGTGTTCTTCCCGTAAACTGGGTTTGGCGGAAAACTTTTCATCGCAAAGTGCATGGCCAAGGACGTCAACGGCGCCCGGTCTGCATGTTCCATCAAATTGTGAGGTTCAAGCTTCAAGAGCATGTCGCGATTGACAAGCTTTTCGGCTGTCCCGTCGGTTTCGGCGGATGCTAGCCCTTTCCAAGCGTTGACCTTGTGTCGAGCTGAATTCTTAAGGTCTTCGCCACGGTTGCCTACTTCGCTGTCGCGAGCGAATTCGTACTCCTTTTTGGTTTCTTCTTGTTGGTCCGCAGCCTTTGCGGCCTCGCGTGGATCCGCCCCAGATTCCTCGGCTTTTGAAAATGCTTCCGTTGTTGCCGCTGGGGTTCCGTCGGCGTTGAAGACCTGCGTCGATCCGTCTGGATAGACGAACGGTTTCTTTTCCCTTGCCTTCGGTTCCCCGGCTTTGGATTCCGAGCTTTTGTCTGCCAAAGCAGTGTCGCTCAAAGCAGTGTCACTCGAGGCCTGAGCGTCTTCCTTGGGAGTTTCGGTACCGGCGTCATCCTTGGGAGTACGTCTCCCTCGATCCAGGCGATCTGCGATCTTCTCTACGAGAGATTGCTTGGTCTTTCCTGCTGCCGAAACACCGTATTCCTGTTTCAGTTCGCGAAGTTGCTTGCCGTTCAGCAACGACAAATGCTCGACCAGTTTTTTTGCACTCTCAGGTGTCTTGTTCGACTGTAGCGATTCCTTGACGGCATCCTTGGCCGCTGATACTGCCTCTGCGCTGTACTTGGGAATGAATCGCCCGTTTGGTCCTCGCGGATGGTCGATGGCGTTCCATGAACCCATTTTTTGGACCTGCGAACCGAACATTTCGTCGAAGTGAGATTCCGCATCGTCTCCGTAGATGTGTTCGAGGATTTCCGCGATGGCTTTAGCGCGTTCCAGGGCTTCTTCGTCCGAGTCTTCGCCCTCGTCGGATTCTTTCAACGAAAGCCTCAAGACACCATTATCCAAAGCTCTCCGAGCTGCTTCTACGATTGACGAAGCGCTAAGAACACCACGGCCAACCGCATCGACGGGGTCTAGTGATCCCATGCGCTGCAGCATGCCTTGGTCCGCTGGATTCATAATGCCTGACGGGTCGCCATGCATCGCTTGGCCTTGATCGGTGCCAGCTTGCTTTTGTCCCTGTTGCTCCATCGCCGATTGTGCGAGTGGTTTATGGGTGATCTCGTATTCGACGTCGGTCCCAAAATTCATTCGGGCGATCGGGTCTAAAGTGCGGCGAATGTCGCAAAGAATTTGCACCACCCACGAATCGAGACCGCTGTAGAACGCTGCGAGTGGAAGCGATTTGCCCTCCCAGGATCCAGCGCCGTCGTTGGAAATGGCACCGTCTGGGATCTCCATGCCTTGGCGTATTTCCGCATCAAGGTCTTTTGGATACTTCAAAATGTGTTCGGGATTCGAAGCTACTGTTGCCTCTGCGATAATCCACTTCTCGTTGCCTTGATCGTCGCGCGTCGACGGATAGGTGAGAGTTCCACCCGCTTGGCGTTGCTCTACGATTTGCAGAGCAATATCCCTTGCTGGTACCGGGTTATCGTTTCCTTCGACAAATACAGATTCCTCAGGGTATCCCACTTTCATGCCGCCGTATGCATCTTTGTGCATGTACAGGCGTCGAGTATCGAGCGCACCGCCGTTAAGCCACTTGTCACACCATGGCGAATAGGCTCCGAGCAGAATCGGACAACTGTATCGCTCCCCGTCTTCAGGTCGGAAGTTTATGAAGTAGCAGTACGGAAAGGGGAGTTGCACAACGCCCATGTTCTTCACGTTGTCGATTTGAACACCCCAGGGAGTACCCGCATGCTCCCATTCCATAAGGCGGCAATCCCTTGCGTGCCGATGCAACAATTGATCGATTTCAATGAGATTCGAATCAGATAGCCGCAACGTTACTTCCCCTGCTGCCCAGCCCCATACTTGCGATCGCATGATTCCTGGTAGGTAATTATTCCATATCGTTTGGAGTTGTCGTAATACCCATGCCGCAACCACTGGATTCTTAGCTTTGACTCCAGGGATCCAAGTAGGCTTCCCATCCTCGCCGATTCCATCTTGATAAGCGAACTCGACTGATTGAAGCGGGGCAGCTCGCATCGCGAGGCACAAGCGAACCTGCGGATCTCGCAGCATGACACGAATAGTCTCAAAGGTGAAGAGTGGAAGATCGCGATGCTGATTGAAATAAACGTAGTGAGGACCGCGATAGTGCTGCGTGCGAGGGTTTCCGCGTGGATTCTCCTTTGTCGGTACCGTCATGGCTTTTGCCGCATCGCCCGTCGGACGATTTCCAACCCCAACGTACGTCTCGAATTCCCATGACTGACTCATGCTCGTTGCCCTCGTTTTGCTTGCGAATCGACGAAGCGTTTGAAGGCTTCGGTTTTTAGTTTCTGCGAGTACGCTTCGTCCCCTGTCGCCAAGAGTGCTAAGTTATACACACCCTCGTAATCGGTGGGAGAATAGTCGCCGTTTGCCAACCGTTGCTTTGCTCGGTTGCGCACGATGTTGCGTTCTAGCCCCAGCTTGGTCTCTTCCGATAGCTGCGTTGGGTCGATGTGATATTCCCAAGCTATTTCGGATTCAATTTCCATCGCTTGCGAGTAAGCGTCGATCGCTTCGGTGATGAGCTGCCAAAACTGCCAAGCCGCCGTTGTATCGCACTTCAATCCTTTGCTTGCGAGAAGCTCGGCCACTTGCTTCAAGAATGGCATGGTGGGACGCATGTTCGAGTTCCGAACTGGCAACGCCCCGGCAAGCTTCGTGATTGTCCTCGCCATCTCAAGCATGGATACTTCGATGGATTGTGATTCGTATTCGATAATCACTCGACGCCCTCTTGACCTTCCTTCGGATCGTTGTCATTCGGGAAGGTGAGCAGTCGATACTCTTGTGCCCATGAAGCGGAGTACTTTGGGACACCAAAATAATCGCCATCAAATTTCATCCCAAATGCACCCTTACCCACCGGAGTGTAGGCCTGTCCTCCTATGAAGATTCGCCCACCCGGTTTTGGTACAGGGTATCCGATTCGCTCGGCATACCCTCGCACGATAATCGATTGGAATCCTGCCTTGTCCTCGATAAACCTCTTGATTTGCTCCGACTCTACAGGCATGCCCGTATCTGGTCTCTGTGGATTGAATGGCTGATGCATTGTTGCGTTAGGTGCGAGTTGAACCGATGTGCTGACCCACGGGTCGTCTTTCACCTCGATAGTGACAGAAAATTGCAACCAACTGCTCAGGGGGGATGGCTTGGTATTCGATAGGACGCTTCCCTCTTGCCATGGCGGAGGTGGTTGTTGTTGCCCTGGTGATCCGGGTTGGAGCGGGTTTTGCGGGAACGCTCCGGGCGATCTTCCCGGCGTAAAGCCAAAGGGTGTTTGGTTGCAAAGGTCGATAATCCGCTCATTGCCCCATTCATGCATCAAGCCCGCCGCGGCCCGGTCGCCGCCCGTTCCTTGGTGTGGAGTGATTAGTTGCAGGGACGAAGCCCAAGCAAGCCATGGATTAGGACCTTGCAACAAAGGTTGGAATAGACCGGTCCCCGAAAACATGTTCACCATATTGGAGGGGTCAAGGTAATAGAAGACGATTTGGAAGCTTGCTTTGTTGGCATAGATTTCTTCAGCAATGTCGATCGATTCGATGAAGATAGCCGCGCCCGTTCCTAGCTCTCTTAGGTATGCGATACGCAACAAAAACAGGTCACGGAAAATCAACCACGTGCGTACCTTGGGTTCAATGGGCGAAAGCTCGATTGTCGCGCTGAGTGTTTGAGACACCCTCGCAAGTGAATTGCGGTTGCGGTTTACTCTGTGCGTAGCCTGAATCCCAACAACTCCAGGGGGCCAAGCGTTGGGGCTTTGAATCTCCGAGTCAACGATGATAAACGTTGCGGTTCTTTTGTCCGGGTTGATGCTCCACTCGGATTGCCGTTCGAAGTTTGTTGGCTTCCCGAATGTGATTTGATCCTTCCACCGATCGACCGAATCCGTAAGCCAATTCGACATCTGTGTGAGGCGTGTCAAAGCGATTTCGACGACGCCCGATATTCGTCGCGTTGTGTATCCCTTCTGATCGATCGAGAAGGATACGGAATAGGAGAATTGAGCAATGCCGGACAACGCTGGCGGTCGAGTGCCATCGCATATGGCAATCTCGAATTCGCATTCCCATTCGACTTCCGCCGCGTTGGTATGTCCGATAGGATCCCAACGCAAGAAACGCGGTTTGGGTCCCCAGGAAATGTCTTTGAGGGAATAGCCATTGATTTCCCACCACGGACCTAAACCATCATGCTTGATGTCTAGTATCCCGGCGGGTTTGGAAAGCAATTGCCGAGCGTTGTGGACGTTCAACCCGGCAAACGTTGTTGCATCTTCCGTACCTGGAGTGTAGGACGCTCCCGCATTCCCCGTGATGATCGTCTTGACGTTCAGGGTAAAGCGAACCGCCTTTACAGTCCTTTCAGAATCGTCGTAGACATATTGCTCAACAACTCCGTAAGTTGACCGATCGTTGAATTGATAGCCGTTGTATCTTATCGAGGACATGCCCACTATCATGGCCCTCCGAATTTGGAGTTCATAATTTGCAGCAACATTGGATCGATCTGTTGCTGATTCTGCTGCGCGTTGCCTTGCAGGTTCAACCAAGCTTCATTCAATTTTAGGGCTAGATCTGCCATGCGGTCTGCGAAGTCTTTTTCGGCTTTTGCGTTTCTCGCCGCCGCCGCCGCGTCGTCCGCAGGATCCAGGGGGGTTAGCAAAGCTTTGTACGCTTCAATCTCACCCAGTATCCGCTCGATCGCAGCAACCATGCCACGAATACTGATGACAATTGCCTCCGCTGTATTGATTCCGGCGCTTAACTGTGGCTGAAACTTCGACACAAGATCGAGAAGGTCAGTAAGCAGCTTCTCAACTTGATTGCCAAGAGCGCCCTTGGACGCTTCTAATCGTCCCGATGCTGGACCGATGCGCTGTGCTCGATCGAGTAAGTTTAGTTCGGTGTTTGCTCGGCTTCGTGCCCTGGCAAGTGATACATCTGGGGAAAATCTTTCGATGTCGTCCGCCGCATCGTTGAACTTCTTTACTAACACGCCAGTAGCAATTGCAAGCGCTGCCATTCCGGCTACTACGCCTCCCACCGCGACTCCTACCCCACCGATCGCCGCTGCACCGGCACTTGCAGCCGCTGGCGCTGCAGTTGCCGCCGTTGCCGCCGTTGCCGCTGTTGTTGCCGTGCTTGCAGCTCCTACTCCAAACCTCGCAGCGACTTTAGACGAGACACTTGTTACTGCCTTGCCAAATCGAGTTTTGCCAACGCTGGTTGCAAGCGTTCTGGCTCTCTTTGTGAATCGTTGCCCCACTGCCTTTCCGAGTCGAAAACCGGTTCGGATTGTCCGCGCTGTTGGTGATCGCTTTTCGACACTGTCTAAGAACCGACGTCCCGTCTCTCGCAACTTGCCGAAAGTACTTCGAGGGTTACTTTCTGGTTGCGAGGTCGAATTGCTGTCTTGCCTATTTGGTTCCGACTCGGTTGCCCCCAATCGTTGGCTTTCTTTCTTTTGATACTCCGAAAGGAAGCGATCGAGGTTACGAGAGAAATCCTCTACGGGTCGCTCGAATAGCTCTGGCTTGAGCTTATCGTTGAGAACTTGGATTGTCTCTCTCAGGTCGGAGACAGCTCCCTCGAGGGAATGGCGTTCCAGCCCCGTGCCATCCGACTGATGTCCGGATTCCGGTCGAGTTGTTGCAGTCGTCTCGGATGCGTTTGGGTTTGCGCGCGGATAGTCCTGCACGCCCGGATCCCTTGGGACGGACGTACTGATAGCCTCGCTTTCCTCCGGCGTGCTATCACCAAGCAGACGTATAACCAATTCTGCATCAGATGCCATGCCATACTATCCCTTAGCCATGCTTTCGCATTGCGATTGAAGTTCGTTAGTCATCAATACGAATTGCGTTCCGATTAAGTTGTAGAACCGGAAAGCCGTGTCGCTTGTGCATCCTGGAATCCCAAGATGATCTAGGGCAGAGGCATACTCTTTCAGGAAAGCTATCGTTGGTCCGGAAACCTTGTTGGTGTCAGGCTTGCGCATTCCATGCTTGATTTCCAGTTCCTCAGCCAAGAGCTTCATTTCTACGATGTCATAGGAAAAGGTCGATACCTCTCCACCTCGATCAACCTCGATCGACTTTTGGCCCGTGTGAATCCTCCAGGTCTTTTGTATCATCGGCTAGGTTTCCGTGCCGAATTCCCCGCCGCCCGTTCCGGTCGACTGGGTATGTGGCGTTGGGTAGTGTCGCATCCGAAGAGGGACGTCGCGCAGGTTGGTCCCGAGTAACTCTCGGATCGGGAAGTTTTCTGCGAGAGCCGTACGTGGTAGAGTTCTCGTCAAAGGTAACACGGCCGTCGCTCCGGTACCGCCGTTGGCGTTGATGACCGCAGCCGTGAGAAGCGAAGTGAGGACCAGAGACTTGGCAACCCCGTGCTGCCGATCCAGGATGCCAACAACGCCGTTGACGAATGCCGATCCCCCCGCTGCATTGTATGGACGAATTATATCGTTGAGCGCCGCCGCGTCCGCCTCAATAAACGTGACATTGCTCAAGAGGTCGACGCCAAGATACATCCCATCCTGTGCCGCTTGGCCCATCCAATCGCCCGTGATGAGACGCTTGTAAATTTGCCTTTCGAAGACGATTCCATCTTGCGATTGCCCGCAGACTTTCGCGTTGTACCCCATCAAATATGCACCGGCGACGAAGCCCATGGTATGCCCCTTAGTTGTGGATTGAAAATCCGGTTCGGTAGTTTTGTGGCACTTCGATCAAGCAGTCCAAGCAGTTAGCCGTCGCTCGATCAGAAGTCGCTAATTCGTGGTTGTAAATGGTTGAAATAACGTGCCGCTTGTTCTCGACGTCGCATCCAATGCGATAACGCAATCCACCTTGCCCGACGATATGGCCCATCGGGTCCCTTACGAGCAAGTGAGTTTTGGCTAGGATCCCAACCATCGGAGCTTGGCAAGCGCCGCACTTTGGGCAGGGAACCAGGTCGTTTTGGATTTCAAAGCGAAATTCCATTCCCTGCTCTGAGCATTCTGGGTTCGAGCAAAAGGCGAAATTGCGTTGCCGCGTTGTTCTTTCGTCAGGGATGACGATACCCGCGTCCGATGTCGCCATCGGTAATGGCTTGATCGCTGCGAGAATCGCTGCAATCGGGTCATTCGGATTCGACTCCGACCGGAATGCAGGATTGTTTGATACGCTTGGATTCTTCCAGTTCATATTCTCGCCGCCTTATTGAGTTGCCCGACGGTTTGGATTCGACGCAAGCCACCGAAATAGATCGACCTCGCCATTGCGACGAATGGTGTTGTCCCTTTGCCTCCTGGGTTCATGCCTGCGAATAGGTCCGAGTTGACCATTCTCGGCTTGGCGTCGACGCGTTCGTATCTGAGCATTTCGATAAAAGGCTGAGCGCTCGGGCTGTCTCGAAACAACAATGCGTTAATGTAACTCAAAAGGTCATGTTGCCAATCGAGCGCAGCAAAAACCCGTCCGAGGTCCGCATTGAGCCCATGCAAGCGATTCAAATAGATGGAACGCCTTTGATCCCTTGCGGTGAACGATCGCTGTATCACGAGGACCTGAACGGAATGAATGACATCACGAACTCCACCGCTTGGCCGATGTGTGGGGCCGGGTGCGATGCCTGCCCCGATGACGGCAAAATAGACGTCCGATGCAATCGACGGCACTTGGTCGTCGAACTCACAATCGCATTGCCCATCAGACAGACTGAGCTTGCGCCGTAAGACGTCCCGCACCCCTTCAAGTACGCATACTTCGCCTTCGATCATGCTGCCTCCCCGAATGCTTGCCGCATGCCGTTTCCGATCGCTTGGAGGCCCACGCCTGCCCATCGCCGTGCCCATACCGCTGGGATGCGTTCCGGGAAGATCTGACGCTTGGGGACTCCCTTTCCTTTGTTGTGCGCCCCCGCGTATGCGACTGTTGTACCAATGACGATGCCGTCCTGCAGGGCGCGGAATACCTGTTTTTCGCCCCCGTCCCCGGCTGGTGGGGTGTATTCATTCCCATCGAGGTATCCAGGGGATATTGAGTTGAAGAGGACGCCCGTGTCCCTCAGGATGTCGACAACGCGATTACCGTAGACTTCTAGCTTGGTTTTGGCCCCTTCGGATTTGAGCACATTCCATGCGTGGCTCGCCGCGATCGCTTTGGCTTGCTTTTCCCCGAACCTCGCCATGGCCCATGCAAAGGTTTGAGCAAAGACGGTTTTCCATCGTTTCTGTTGGGCCGCGGTAAGCAGTCCCGTGTTCCCGCCGAATACAGGTTGGAGTACATCATCTTCCCATCGACTTCCCACAACGCGATTTCCACCGACTCCTCGATTGTGACCTTTGCCAAGCCCCGCAGCTCGTTTGAGCGCAGCTTGTTCCCCAGGTCCGAAGCGACGGCCGTAAGCCAGATACTTCTTTGAAAGCTTCGGCCAACTTATCCCAGCCTCATCCGTCCCCCCTCGCGATTTGACTATGAAGGCCTCTTGGACGTCGGACAGTGCCGCGAGTCCGATCGCATAAAAAACCCCACGGGCAATCCCGTGCGAATCTGGGGCTCGCCCAACAAGCTGTGCAACCACGCCGCGAATGAGTGCGATTGCTTCGTCTCGGTTTCCGTTAAAGTCAACCATTGAAGAATCCCCCGTTCTGTCCGATGTCTCGAGGTAGCTGGCTGTCTACGGGTCGCGTAGTCTGACGTACAACCCGTACCGACTTGTTCGGATACCGGCGATCAATCCGTAAGTTGCTCATCACAGGTGCCGAGGATGGCTTTCCGATGATGATGCTGCCGTTGGCGTCAACAAGAGCAATGATCCCGGTGAATACTTGGGTCAGGAATCCCGACCGAGGGTCGATGATTTCCTGGTATCGCATTTCCAGCGAATCTGGAATAGGGTTTCCTCGCCTGGTGCAAAGCGTTCTCGCCGCGATAACCGTAGTCCATTCTCGGAGAATTGGAGCGTTTACCAAAACCGCAGGTGGGTACATTGCTGCCAGACGTCCCTTGACGTATGCGATCGCGAATGCGATGCATTCGTCTGCCGAGCTGCCGTCCGAGCCCCCCTCGTCTTGCTCCGAAAATGAAATGACGCCTTGGGCGGTAATCAACCGCGTCAAGGCGTCAAGGTCGGTTAAATCCATGGCAACCGCCTATTCTTAGAACTGGACAGTACCAAACGCCATAGCCGATGGGACGTGGTTTGCAATCATGGCGTTGTCGAGGACATACAACTCAGTTGCCGTTGGATTGGAACGCGCTACGGACCAAGAACTCAAACCCGTCTTGACGTTCATCGGCCCGCCGTCATATTCCGCAATCGGTTCCGAGCCTTCGTACATTCCCACTACGTCATCGCCCGGTGTGAATCCGATGAATGCTGCATTGTTGGCCGGAATGATTTTCTGATACGTTTCGGACCCAGGTAAGCCGATTTCTAGCCCTTCTTCGGTGATGTAGAAGATCGTCTGCGGCATGAAGTTCAATCTTGCCATGTAAACGTTCTTCATGGTCTTGGCGACCGTTTCTTCCCCCATCCAATCGATACTCACAAATGGAGCGCTCGAGGTCCCGTGGAGGGCTTGTACGAAAGCGTTGCCGATGATGTTGTTCCACTGTTGCCAGTTGGTGATAACTGCACCCAGGAACCCGCCGCATAGTTGTTGGAACGCCGCGTTGATGTTGCCAAGAATCAGGGGAATATCGGTCGCATCGGACGCAAATGAGCCCGTGATGATGTTGCCCGCGCCAAGCATGTTCAACTGCCCTTGATTGCCAGACGGCATACGGAAATTCACCCGTTCGCCCGTGATCCCCGGATCCGTCAACGAGAAGTACTCATCGTCGCCGTTTCTCGCGACGTAGAGCGAATCGCGAAGCATTCCCATCAACTGCACCTTGCGCCAGTTGGCCGCAAGTTGCCCGAGGGTTGTGGTTTGTCGCGAAACCATATCCTTGCCTGCTACGTCTCGTACCGCTGGATCGTCGATTTTCGACAAGTTGTGAAGTTGTTCCGCAACAAGCGAGACCGAATCATGCATTCGTGGATACGAAAACATTACCTTTCCCATCGGTTGCGGTGCACGTCGTGCGGCCGCTGATCCAGGTGTTCGACCCCTGGCAACTTTCCGCGTGTTGTTATAGACATGGAATGCGCCTTCGCGTCCATGTCCCTGGTTGATGATGTTCTTGCCGCCCGGCTGGACGCCAAACAAAGCCGCAAGCCAATCGGAACTCGCTGCCACTTGGCTAACGGTTCGCGTTAGAACCTGTGGGTTCAATAGGGTTTGTAGAGCTGGCATGACAAAACATCCTGTTAAAAAGTAAGAATCTGTGAGCTAGTCGTGTGAGCTAGTCGCCGTGTCGACTACTAGGTTGCCAAGGTTTGAGTAAGGAACGCGCCCGTGCTGAATGGGACCGGTACGATTTCCGCAATCCACTTGAGAGTTGGCGTCGCTCCTACGTATTCACACGAGACCCGAATGCGTGCCCCAATCTTGTTCGAGGCTGTCGAGTAAGTGATCGAGTCTGCGGACAAGTCATTGCCAACGATGATGTTGTCACCTTCGGCGGAAGTGACGACAAGGTTGTGGTCACTCACTCTCATGAACTCGAAACTTAATCCAGCTCGGATCGCTGGAAGCGTGAAGTTCGCATTGGCCGTATCAGCGAAGAACCTTGTACCGTTGTCAGTTGCCAGAACCGTGTAGTCCGTGATCTTCGTTTGCGATCGCGGTACAACGCCCGCCCTGTACCCGTTCACGTCATCGTCGAGAACGCAACCCATTTGATGGAGGCGACGACGGGCTGTGTATTCGTGGATGCTGCCAACGAGTGGCGAGCCCAGCACAATCAACGAGGATGCTTTCAAGGGTGCTACGACAACGATAGGCACCGCGTTCCTCTTCGCGGCCCCCATTCCGTCTTGTGTGATCAACTCGAATTGCAAGACGCCGTCCAGTTCTTGGGAACCGTCGGTTGCCAGTGGGTTCCATTGCGCATGCTGGTCGGATGCGGTAATCTTGCCAAGCAGCATTCCTTTTCGGATTTGCCACGTTGGAGTAGCGCCCGCATCAACCGTCGCGCTTGATACCATCCCCGGCTTTGTCAGCACGTGAATCCGCGAGGCGTCGCCACCCCAAAACAGTTCCGAATCGACCGTTTCGGCGAGTACTGTAAAACCAGGTGTTCCAAATTGTCCGTAGTTCATTCCGGCAGTTCCTTGTTACTTGTTGCGAGCGGTCAAAGCTGCGACAGCTTCGTCCTCTTCACGTTTCGAGATAGAGCCTTTGGTGTCATAGCTCTGTGGAGCTTCGACGGGTTTGGTTCCGAGCTTGCTGACCTTCTGCGTAGCGTCCCAACAAGCTCCGGTTGGCAATACTTCACGCGATCGCAGCCACACGTCTAAATCTCCGCTATGGACCGTGCAATCCGCTGCGACGGAAAGCTTTTGGACTTGGAGTAGTCGCGTCTTGTCATTGGCTTCGTGGGGGAAGCATCGCCCGGACGTGAGCAAAGCTTGGATTCGTTCCTTGAGCTTGACCCGTGTCGCTTCGATACGATCGGATTCGAGAGTCTCGATACGTTTCTTGAGCGCGCTCATGGCCGCGATTTGCGGTTGCTCCGACATGATCGGATTGTCTGGTTGTTGCTGGTTCTCTTCCGGTGGGAGAGTCGTAGCTGGTTGCTCAACTTGAGGTTGTTGCTTGCCAGCGATAGCGGTCAGCAATGCAGGCCTTAGACGTTCCAGGAAGCTTGTGGTTGTGGTGTCAGCAGGCAAGACGAGCCCCAACTGGGCTAAGGCTTCGAGGACGTCCGATACGCTGGTTCCGCCTGCTTGCGGGGGCGTGGTGTCCGTGGTGATTGCGTCGTCCGATCCTTCGGCTACCGGGTACGATGTCGCGTCTGCTGCTGGTTCGCTACCGAATGGTTCGGCGCTGCTTGGATCCTTTTCCGATGCCATCCTAAAAATCCTTGGGTTAGTGGCCATGCGAATTACGCAAGACATGAATTGCGGTTGGTCTTGAACGGGTTCAAAAGGGCCTTGCGACGCATCAACCGGGTAGTCGACAAAATCGACCGACCCAATGACGTCCCGATAGAGATTGCCGCGTCCATCTTTCCATTCAGAAAAAAGTACCGGTGACACAAAGCAAGTGTTCGAAGCCGCTGCCCGCGTTGCTTCGGGGGTCAGAGTCTCGAGCGTGATGTTCGCCGCTTGCCCGTCCGCTGCTACTTGGAAGTCGACGATTTTCCCGACAGTGTTCTTGGCCGATCGTGTTTTGTTTTCATGGAGGGTATCGAGCATTATGGGTTCTAGCAGCTCCATGTCGCTTGCATGATCCCAATGCATAGGAATTACATAGTTCGCTTCCTGTACACGCCTGACTTCTTTTTCCCAATGTCGCAATCGCTCGGGAGTAACGACAACCTCGCCGTCGGGACTCGTGTAAGTCCCTACCTCCAACATCGCTTTACGATACTTGCCGCTCATGGATGGAAGTATGCAGAGCCTTTCTAGAAACCGCTAGCGACGCATGCAACGGACGCAACAATCGCAACAATGACAACAAGTTAGGCCGATCATTCCTTGCGATCATTTTTCGGATACAGGTAATCGTGCATTGTTTCGTAATCTTCCTTCGTGGCTGGATTGTCGTTTTCCTTCGGATGGTCAATCGTTTGCTGCTGAGGATCGAACTTCGATACCCCCACCGGCCAATCCACAATGCCTGGATCAATGTGATAAAAAAACATCGGACCAACCACGATGGTCGCATTTTTAAAGCAAGCCGTTGTCTTCCCATCGTGCCGATCCAATCGCTCCGCATTCGGCCACAATGCCTTAACATGTGCCCATGCCTGCTGTAAACTCATCGCCATCATTATTCTCGCAAAACAAAGCGGTGAACCAAAGTCGCCGGTCACCTAGTTCTCAACTCCGGGTCTCTTGGCGGCGACTCGGTTACCGCTGGTGTTAGCCCGATGTTGTGATGGTCGTTGAATCCGCCGCGATCGTGGTTGTAGTGATGGTCGCCGTCTTTCTGGGGTCTCGGACGGTCGCGTTTCGCTTGAGTGTCAACGACGTGATAGTTCGCGGTCTGACGTCGGATAGATCCAGCGTACCAGGACCAACAGTAACACTCGGAAGAGTATTCAAGGCCTGATAGACCAATGTCCCGCCGTCGATTACCAAAGTTGTCGCCGCCGCTTGGAGGTACGTCGTCCCGCCGTGTACTCGCAACGTTGTGACCGTGTTCGCCAAAAGCAGGCTTCCGGTGGAATCGATGGTTGTGTGCGTGACCCCTGCACCACAAATAACCGTTGCCCCTTCTGCGACATTCAACGACGTCAAAGAACAAACTTCGGTAGCTCGGCCCGCAAACGAGACCTGGCCCCCAAGAATGTATGCCGTCGCGTTGGATCCACCGATGATTTGCACTGGCCATTCGCCACCGAATTGCTGCCCAGTTTTCTCGATAACAATCGCAGTAGCAACGCTTCCAAGGTTCAGCTTGATCCTTGGAGACAATCGCCCGGCACCGCCGCCGATCGTCAATGCCGAGGTGTTGATCGCCCAGTACTGCGCTCGATACTCAGGGTAGCCAGCCGCGTTTGTTTCTGGCAGTCCGATCGCTTCCGACATTTCCGCCTCGATGACCACGCTTGCCATCAAGCCCGTGATCGTCTCAAGTCCATAAAGCATAGGCGGACCACTCTCGATAGCGATGGTGTCCGTAACCACGGGAAGAGTCGCGCCACTCCAGTTGGCCGCAACGTCGACAAAGTTTGGACCTGTCGCCGCCGTTGGTGTTGCAATTGTGATCGTGCCCGAACCGGTTGTCACAACGCCCGATATTACGATCGGAACACCCGCCACCTTTGCCGTCGCCGTTATGACGGATCCCGCAACCGAATAGGTGAACTCTAAGAACTCAGGGGGGATTCCGCTAGCGTTCAATGCGTCCGTGATTTGCGTTGCCGCTAGTGCCGTCGTAGCCCCCGTCATCACGATAGGGAGCGAAGCAAACCCTACCGTGAACGTCAACGTGTTACCGATGGCGATTGTTCCGCCGATGGTGATTGTCGTTACTTGCTTGACCGCTGCCACTGTCCCCAACCATCTGCGTATTGCCATCGCTTACCAGCTCCTCAGTTCTGTTTGTTTCGTCGACCGGGTCGACCGTTACGGATTGCGAAACCTCTTCGTCCTCGATCCCTTCCAATGTTTCAATAACCGCTTTGTCGTCGCCCCATTTGGAAGAACGAACAAAATTCAAAACGGTACTTTTGCGTACCTTCAGGATGCCCTTCGGATTCCGAACCGCAAGCATCGCACCGGTTTCGAGCCATCGGTGCACCGTACTTTTATGCACACCGAGAACCGACGCAACCGTCGCTTGGTTTAGAATCGGGTCAGTTGCATGCGTCTCGATGTCTCCAACGAGGTTCGCTTGGCTTTTTCCGTGTGGTGCGCTGCTCATTTTGTTTCTCACGTTTTGATAACTCCCCCCCATGCCGCGCTCGATCGCTTCGAGACGTAGGCGGCGTAGGAGGTCACGTCAATGTCGTCGTTTGGTTCGTCCGGCTTGCCAGTCCAGCCTAAAAGTACTCGCAAGTACGCTTTGAGCCAATCGGATTGTTCGAGGGGGACGAATATCTTTCCATGCTCCCAACGAGCGAGCATTTTGGAAGCGACCGCACGTTCTAGCTTAGCCCCTTCCCAGTTGTCTCCCATGCCTGGAATGCACGGGCCCACAAGCTCCACCTTGCACGCGGTTACCTCTTTTGCAAGTACCGGCCCGAAGTGAGCATTCTCGACGTATGCCTTTGGCACTTCCCATGCTGCGAGCGTATCGTCTACGCCAGCTACCAGCCTGCTCCAATCTACTTGCCCACGCCAAACGTATCGCAGGAACAGCAGCTCCGAGAGAATCACCTTTCGGTCCCCAACCGGCATGACCAAATGGGGCAGGTGATCCCATACCGCGCAGATACTCCAAGATGGTTGCTTGCCACGCGTTACCGCTGCCTTTTCCTTAGATGTTCCAGCCGTGTCGATCGTGGCAAAGCGTTGGCACTTGGCGAAAGGGATCCTGTAGAAGTGATCTTGAAAAGTGATGTGGAACTCAGCTTGGTTGCAAACGTATCTACGAACCCAAGCTGAATCGATTTGTGTTCCTTCGGCGACATTCCAGTTGCCGTCTAATAATCTGGCTCGCTCTATTTTGGATTGGGCTTTCAACCGCCCTTTGTAGCCCGGATCCCGTTCGAGCAGTTTGGGGTTGTCATCGAGCGTCGCCCGGATGAACGTGACCGACATGATGTCGTTTTCGTCGATGTCATCGAATTCCTCGATCAATTCTTGCTTCGAGTCGGACCAATGTAAGATCCCTTCGGAGTCGCGATAGAAGTATCGAAGCTTCCCAATGCGATCTTGAATTGCGTAGCCGTCCTCGCCGATCCACCAAGCAAGGAGGTCAGCAACCCAGCCTGGCTTTGGGTTGCAAGTGCAACGCACGTATGGACGGATTCCGCATGTAGTCCGCAATCGAGACAACATGTAGAAAAACATGGTCTCGGTAAAGTGCGTCAACTCGTCGAACCCGACAAAAGCGTACTGCAAGCCCTGATGCGAATACTTGTCCTTTTCATGCTGCAAATGCGACAACTTAATCCGTGCACCAGATTCGAATTCCGCGTCCAGGTGTGGAATGTCTCGAAGACTAGCGCCAAGGGCTCGATAGCTCGGTTGGCATTCGTCCCACAATCCGCCCTGCCCCGTTAGCTCCGGATAGGTCCGTCGAAAGATGATTGCTCGGAACCCTGGCAAGTCCACGTATCGCAATGGATCGTGAACTATAGTCCAAGACTTGCCACCTCCGGCGCTGCCGCCATAAATGACAATATCGGCCTCCGATTCAAAGCAATCGGTTTGCGGTCCTGGGTTCGGTTCTAGGATCGTGTCGAGGTTACTCGCTACCATCGGCCTGTACCTCTTCCGTTGGCGGTCTCGGAGTCGATGGCAAGCGTCGATTGTTGTCCGGTAACTTGATGATCAATCGACCGGTCATTTCGGTTTTTACCCGGACTTCCTTTCCGTACCCTCGGTCCCTGCCTTTGCGATCGAGGTACCAACCCGCAACCTTTGCGTTTGTCCTGATCGCTTTTTGGATGGTCTGCTCCGCATCGTCAAGCGCTTTGGCCTCAACCTCATCAAAAGCATCGCCCACCCATTCGACTTCCTTGCGATACTTCGCCACGGTCTTGCGATTGACACCCAGTTCCTTGGCAATGGCCGTGACCATCCCCGCGTTCTTCGCGATCGCGTTCAACCATCGTTCTTTGTCCGAATCTATGTCGATTTTGTTCACTGGTTAAATTTCGCGTTTTGCGTTTTTAAAATAAGTTTTGAAACCTGGCTCGAATTTGCATGGCTCAACCTATCAACCTGGGAATGCTAGAAATCGGCTCGAACGTCGGCGTACTGGTAACGGCAATGTCGGCACGAAAAACGAACGGCGTCTCGGTGGTTCTCGCAACATGCCACCGCCTCGGCCCTGCTCGTAGATGAATTTTATTTCGCCGGCGGTCAGGGCGGCGTTAAAAATAGTTATGTCGTCGAGTCGCACCGGAGAATAAGACCCAAACGTCCCAAACCTGCCAAGATTTAACTCTCGTGAACTCAAAGCGTTCACTCCGTTCGCCCATGCCTGAGAGCCTACCAAAATTCCATTGACGTAAAAGAATGCAACTCCATTTTGATACCCCAAAAGCAAGTGACTCCAGGGGCCTCGAATGTCGACACCAGAGCTAATCGTCACGAAGGTTCCGTTTAGCGATAAATTAGCCTGCACGTTTGTTGGGTTTTTGAAATCGACCCCATTTGATCCGGAGCTAACTACCGGTATGCTTGCTATGTAATTAGTGCTCGCATTTCCGGGAACTCCTCTGGCCCACACCGAAAACGAAAGAGTCCCTGAAAGGAGCGGAATTGTGGCGACAAAAAAATCATTTGACCCGTCGAAATCCAATGCTAACTTGTCAGGACTCGCAACATACGCATCATTGCCGTTGTTCGAAAAGTTAATCAGCGTGCCATGATTCCGGCCCATCGTGTCCGGCAATTGCAAT